AAACCGAAACTTGATTGACGTGATTTAGTGATCACCATGTTCGCTGTGTCGGGTGTTTCATCATCCGGTTCAGGTGTGTTCATGGCTGGTACAACATCACTTGCAACAGCGGCGTTTGTTACAGCGAATTGCACGGATTGACCAACAGCAGCGCGTTCAGCACCGCTATCACGGGCAACCGACGGAATGTAGCCGACCAATTCGCGCGACACTACGTCAAGCGCGGCGTGTAGATCAGGAATAAGACCGTTCAAATCGTTGGCATAAACCGAATGAAGGATGGCGGGTGACCCCATTGCAATTGTTGACGCAACTGTCAGCGACCCTAATTTTAAAATACGCATTTCAAGCGTCCTTTTCGTTTTTTGAATGAAAGTTAGGAACCATCCGGTTCAAGCACCTTTGAAGCCATCCGACCAAGGCAATGGTTATTAAATACACAACGTTTACAAATAGGTCAACACCCTGTTGATATTTTCAAAATAGTTCTTGACCACCGTAATTTTATACTGTAAAACCATCTTAACAACCTAACGAAGGAATGAAAACAATGACTGATTTTACAAAAGATAACGTTCTTGCTGTGGTGAAAAATTACGGTGACACTTATGTTTATAAAATCGCAGGTGTTAGAAACGACGGATGGATTGAAAAAAATATCCGTCGTTATAACTATCTTTGGATTGTAAAATGTAATGACGGTGAGTTGTTAAACAATAACTATTTCGGTTTGAGTGGTACAATTACCAGCGCACTTAAAAATGCAAGAAAATGGGAAACTGACACCGGTAATAAAGTTGAAATTCACAAAGTTTACTTGGTTAAATAGGAACGAAAACAATGACCGATCTTGTAAAACGTATGCAAACAAAACTTGAAAAATGGTCTGACGTTACCGGTCAAAGCACCATAGGCGCAACCGTACTATTTGCGAAAATGAACGAACGCGCCGACAGTGACGAATTCTATAAAAACGAACTGACAAAATGGGTTGACGGTAAAACAGACACTATTGCGTTGCGTGATCTTGCTGCAATGTTCGGCTGTTATTGGACAGGTTCAAGACACGCAAATAATGTCGATACACTGGACGCGGCGAACGTTGAAAACCCGTCTGACGTTGTGAACACAAAAACAATCATGAACACTTGGTCACGTTTTAGCCGTTATGAATTAAATCCAAGCGTTTCAAGCTTTCGGTTTTCTATAACTTCAATTCCATTCGCAAGTGACGCGTCATTACCAACAGACATAAACAACGACACATTTGTTACGTTTTACCGGTATTACAAACAAAACACACGTTGTGGTTTCGCCGGTTTTGTTTGGGTTGGTGAATACAAAGGAACAGCCGTTTACGTAAGCGGTCCTAATGAACTGAAACAAACCGCGCTGAAAACTCACAAAAAGGAACAACACAAATGACCGATGAACAAGCAAAAATTATGAAGAATTTTGTTAATCTTTACCGTAACGGCGCTACAGATTTGACTTACTGGTGCATGTGCGCAGCAATTGATATGCTGTTGAAAGCAATGAATTGCTATAATCTCAAAACAGCGAAAGAATGGAAAGACGGTTTAAGTCGGTCTTTTTAATAAATTCGCCCGCGCCGGAAAACCCTGAAAAAAACGGCGCGGGCGATTACTGACTATCGACCTGTTTTAACTGGTGATAGTCAATTCACCGGCCTGCATTTTCTTACCTGCATCGGCCTGTTGTGACGGGTTCATTTTGTCATAGTCTGCCCGCTTCAGATAAGCACCGCCGCCGCGATTACCACCTGCACCGCCATTACCTGATCCACTGTGACCGTCAGCCCGCAACAGTGTTTCTTTGTGCGGGTGACTTTCAAGAATGATTTTCATGGCTTCATCAACATCAGCGGTTTCACCGATCCGAACTTTTGAACCGATTGGATTACCGGCCAAGTCGTAAGGCACAATTTTACCGTCTTCAACTTTGAAGTTTTTAGCCAACGTATCAAGAGCCATATCAGCGGGGAGGATCACGTTTTCAGAAACATATTTTGAACCGGTGATTGCGTTTTGCAAAACCATTTTGTCGTTGCTACCGCGCAACGTTTGAATTTCACCATCTTTTGCGGCAATTTTTTCTTCATACGTTTTGGAAATATCGGCCTTCACCCGATCAAGTTCACCAGCATCAACCATTTTTGAAAGATCAACATCTTTCAGTTTGGTTTCATTTTCGCGGGCTTTTTCAGGGTCGATACCGTCAAATTTCTTCAGATTTTTTTCAGCGGCATCAGCGCGTTCACGGTGCGTTTGTGCTTCTTTGTTGAGCCGTCCGATCGTACCGCCTTCAACGACCGCTTCAGACCCGTCCGATTTGATATAGACAGGGTTCCCATCTTTCATTTCAATTTTACCATCTTTGTCAGTTTTCCAACCTGGTTCACCTGGATCAAAAGCAACAGGTAGAACAGCAGTTGTAATTCGCAAAAGTGTAATTCGTTTCATGGTATTTTCCTTTCGGCCATCCGACCGGTGCGCCGCTGTTATCCAACAAACGACATAGGGTTAAAGTTGTTCTGTTTCTGTACCATCACCAGGCATTTCAAGCAATAGCCGTTCTGGTTCACGTTCCGCATCAAACCGGCTAGATAGGACGCCACGCCCTTGCATTTCATCCCAGTATGTTTCCTGCGATAGATCACCGCTTTCACGCATTGAATGAAGTGATTGTTGCGCTGTTTCGTCATTAGTGAAATCATCAAATTCGGTAAACACTTCAACGTTCGGCTTGAAAGTTTTATCGTTTAACCAAAGCAATGTTATTTCTGACGCAATTTCTAAAACATTACCTAAATTCATACCCCAAGCGGCAACCGCTGATTTTGCTTTTCCAGCGGCAAACGCTGTTGTAATTACGGTAAGGTTACCAGATTGTGACGTTAACGGTTGACGCCCCAATTCACGCAAATCTTGTTTGGTTTCCTTAATGTCGTTAGCCATAAACGTTAAAGAAGTTGCCGCCGGTTCAACAAAACCCCAATTACCAGAACTACCATTGGGGTTTGGTGGCGCATATAAAACTTTCATCGGACCAACTGAAATTGGTTTTACACGCCCGTCAGTTGTCTTTTCAGGCGTCACACCGTTACCGGCAAGCATAGGATAAGCCGCCATCACCTTAGCGAATTTTAACGCACTTTCCTGTTGATACAATTCAACCTGTAAATCAATTGCATCTAACATTGCTGGTTTATATTCAAACGTCGTACCTTTGCGGCGACCGGTTGAAAAAGGAACCATCGGAATTACACCAATTGAAACATTACCGCGTTCGGTTTCAACCCATTCCTTACCGTCAGTTGAAGTCTTTTCTGCTTTTTCGTAAACGATCCATTCAACAATACCGCCTTCATCACGTTGAAAAACACGCAATTTATCTTTTACACCTGGTTCAAGAATTTCAACGTATGTTAAAGTTTCTTCACCGTTTGTTATTTCGGAACGTGCTTTCAATACATTACGCCCTAAAACAACTGACCAAAACGGGCGAACACCGGCGGTTTTTTGATCAGCTTTAGTTTGAATGTGTTTTCCAGTGGTATCAGGATAATCAATTAATAACCAGTTCACACAATTCAAAATACTATTGTAAAATAATTCACCCGAAAAAACAGTAAGTGAATTGCCGCGTCCGTCAACATTATCTAAAAATTCTTTAAACACTTCAGGTGGTTCAACATCTTTACCGCCTGAAATTTTAACAGGTTCCTCAAACGGTTTGGAAGCCAGATTTTCACAAATGTCTGTGAAAATATTTGTTAGTTTTGTTAATTCCAATCTTAAATCGTAATCGTCTTTTTCTTCATTTTTAAAACCAGGTAAAAATTTCTTACCGGCTTGACGCATTCCGTCAATACCGGCTTCAACAGCTTCAACTTTATCCCAATAACTGACCATCGCCGCGCCATCTTTAGAACGCTTACCAAGATCGGACGTATTATCGAACGCGACCGGAAATTTAAGCACCGTAATGACCTGTGATAGCATGGTTTGAACCTTCGTTTGTCGGGAAATACATCATTACACCCGCATCAGCTAAGTTAGGTGATTTAGTGCCTTTAGGCGTTTTATTCACCAGTGTTTTTAACGATCCGTTCTTGTCTGAAGTCGGTTGCGCTAATTCTTTCATTAATTGATGCAATAATTTCATGCAACCGTCAAGGCTTATGAGTTCGTCAACAGGGTACATCACACCTTCAGTAATATTTTTGAACGTCTTATAAAACCTTGTTCGTAACGAAAACCACGCTTGCGCCTTCATATTTGCATAAATATCTTTATTTAAAGGGCTATCATTGTCATTAACTATTAAACGCGCGAACGGATCAACAACGGCAGCACCGGCATTCCAAGGTTTAAAACGAACGTCTTCAATTGAAACAATTTTTTCATCAATCAAACGATTGAATTCTGCTTTAACCGTTGAACCCATGCCGATCACATCATATTCAACCGAAATACCTTTGTGACCACGGCAACCGGCAACAGCCCGACGTGTTGACATACCAACGTCGCGCATTCCCCATTCTTCAACATCACGCCACACAATACCCTGACGTTTTGCGAACGCATTTTTGTCTAAACCTTCGTCGGCAACGTCTAAACCACCAGCCCAATTATTCCCGATTTGTTCGTCAGTTAGACCAACGACAATCTGCCCTTTGTCGTTGCGCCATTTGATTTTTTTGTGAGCATCAACCGCCGCCGCTATCCATTCGTAAGGAATAACCGTGTTTTCAACTGACGCGCTGTAATTTCGGTCAACTTCTTGAGCAAACACATGCAACATTCCCTCACGTTCATATTTTGCCCGCCGTGTATCGTACCAATCTTGTGTTTTTTCTGGATGATCGCGCCAATCAATAACGAATACTCTGGTGAAACCTGGTTCAAATTCAGCATCATCATGCCATTCAATACCCGCTTCCCGTCGCCTGTGAAACACATTACCAACACCATTGACACTTGAAATATCAATTTGCGTCAACGTGTTATCACCTAGTGCAGCTTCAATTAATTCAGGGCGTTCATAATGGGCGCTATTATGTGTAACTATACAATCGTCAGTGATATACAGTCCATCAGGATGATCAACAGTAATGCATTTGACCATTTCCTTGCCTAATTTTTCAATTTTGACAATGGTTTTACCAAACGATTTTTTCCGACAATTCACTTGCTTATTTTTACGGTCAAGTTTGAAAAATTCAAACTGAATAGGTAATGTGATATGTAAACAATACATGTCACGATAACCGCGATGATCCGGTTTAACGTTTATTGACGCTGAACCACCTAGCGACAAAACAAGAAATTTAAAATCGTGCGCTAGTTTTTTAGAACAGGTATGATAAGTGCATGTTCCGCCTGAAGCCGAACCGTCAGTGTCCATTAACCCTTGTAATAATTCCAATCGGTTTTCAACAGAACCGAACATGTAAGCATTGGGAATGCTTTTTTCATGTGCCAATTTACCCCATAATCCAGCAGATTTAACGGCGTTTCTCGCTCGACTATTTTTAGTATAGCGAACATCATCAACAATTCTGTAACTAAAATCACCTGAACCTTTTGAAACGTGACACCCTACAGGTAATCTTTGCGACACATTGTCAACAATTTCGCTATCATCGGACGAAAAAGAAACACATCCTGAATTTGTTGAACCGTCGCCAATTAAAACACCAACAACATAAGGGTGTAAGTCGTATTTCACTTGTTCGTCAAAATGCACTGGCTTTGTTGTCGGCAATCGGTAACGATATTTTACTTGACCACAGGGGCTTTTATAAATGAAATTTTCAAGTATTTCACAAGTTCGCAATGTTTTAATATTGCGTTTACCGATCACCTGTTCAACATTCCATAAATGGTTGAAACTACATTGAGTTGTTGATCCGTCACTTAATGTGACTTTGTAAACGTCACTTAAACCAACCTCATTGATGTGAGTGACTGAAGCCCGCCCGCCTGTAGGAATGCATACCTCGGAACCGATATGCACTTCACCCATGGTTCGCCACCCTTGCGGCGTTAGAATACGGCTGTGAAGCGGTTGTGCTTCATCTTTAAAATACATTGAAGTACGACCACCGCGCCCGATATTGTCACCAGCTTCACCCATGACAACAGAACCGTTTTCGTGGTTGATCAGTTTCATAAATGTAGCGTCGTAACTGTCCGGTAAAAAAACGTCAGGTAGTCGATTTAAAATCAAACGTAATTTTTCAAAAATACTGTCTGGATTACCTAATTTATCAACCAAATCTTGTTTGCGTGATCCCCAACCGATTGCAAAATTTGGAATGAACAACCAAGCCCAAACAGTATAACCGCATGAACACCAGGTCGCACCGGCGTCACGGCACTTTTCAATCAATCCGCTTTCATTCGCCAACCTGGTTTCATGTAAAAATCTAATAAATTCCCCTTGACGTTCAAAAAATACAAACGGCATCCATTTTGTGCCGGTTTTGCGCGGGTCGTAAGTGTCCATCCAGTGCATTATAAATTCATCGGGACGGGTGGAATAATAAGCCTTTGCTGATTTTAATAATTCTGGATCATTGCGCAATGCCTGCAATTGTTTAATACGCCAAACATAAATTGAACGGTAATCAGGTGGCCAGTTTTCAACGCTGGTAATTTCAGGTTTGTAACCTGTTTCAATTTGTTTGGTTTTACGCCAATCAACAATTGAACCATTATCTAAAAAATAACTATTGACCATCATAATAATCACCGCTATCAATTAACAACGTATCAAAGAAAGGTACATAATGAAAACCAAGACGAAACTTTACGACAACAACCGACCGGTAGCAACCTGTTACACTTCTGAAAATATTGGTGCGATTATTCATCAAGGTGAAACTTTTGTGTTTGATAGAACTGTTGTCGGTGGTCTGACTGAACCAGGTTTTGACAAATTTGTTAAAGTCAAAACGTTTAAAATGAAAAGGAAATAAAACATGGCGACTAACGACAACATTCAACGACTTATCGAAGCTGAAGCGCAAATTACCAAAAATGAAGCCCGCGACACGCCCGACCACTGGAATAAAACTTGCCGTGAAGTTCATGACATTCTGAAAGCCGACGGGCTTGCAACTAGCGCAATGGCCGCTCTTGAACATCGAATTATGCATTGATAAGCCTAGAATAACTTTCGGCAACGCTTTCAACCGTCGCGTCATTTTCGATTGCGACGGTTTCTTTTTGTGATTTAACCGATCTGTTCCATTCTTCACCGTCGAGCAAATCTTGAAACTGCATTAACATTTTTAACGCTGCTACTTTGTCATGTAACTGAATTTTAATTTTACGACTACCGCCCCGTAGCATTTCAATATCAATTGATTTCACCGCCCCTATTTGGTCAGGCGTGCAGGTTTCAAAAGTCAATTCGGGTAACCCATTTTCATCAACTTTGAAATAGTTACCAATGTTCGAATAAGCCATCCCACGCAATTCTTTTAACGTTTTATGCACTGAAAGCTCACGTTCTTCAGTCAAATCTTTGACACGCTCGGAAATAGCAGCCCTTACCAGCGCGAGAGATAAGAACGGTTCGTGTTCTTCAACAACCGGTAGATCACATAAAATTTGAGCAAATGTGAAACCGGTATCGTTTGATTGCGTTTCAAGATCATCAACGAAACCGTCAACGAACACGCGTTCGGACGGGGATAATTGCTTATAAGCTGTGATGATTTCAAAATTTGCCATTATGGTTCATTTTTAAACATCTTTCCCGATCCAGGTCAATCTATGAAAATAGTTCTTGATCACCGTAATTTTATACTGTAAAACCATCTTAACAACCAAACGAAGGAATGAAAACAAATGATTTGTGACAAACCATTGGCAGCGAAAGGTTTAATCTCGTTCCGTTACAATAACGGCGATTGGGGTTATATTATGATTGGTGCGACCGATGTTAATAATGCGTTGAGTGAAGCTAACCGTTCACTGACAACAAAAAATGCAACAATTGATCGCCTTGAAATGTGGTCGCCAATAACTAATAAATATGAAAAGGCAGTACAAACATGAAAATCAAAGCACGAATGAACGAATTGAAATCTGTTTATGCAACGTATGTTGAAAGCTGTATAAATGCGGGTCTTATACCGTCCAATACCAGTTCAACCAATCTAAACGATTATGAAGAACTGGTGTTGTCAACACGTGAATATCTTGACGGTATAGTTGTACCGTTGGTTGTTGAACATAACGTTCTTCATAATTTATGTGAGGAAATTTACAACGCGTATTGTAACGGTCACAGCGACGGGCGTACAGGCGGTACGGTAATCACCGAACTTAAAGATTGGGCATCATCAGACACACGTAAGGGAATTTATAATGACGAAATTTAAGATAGGGCAGATTGTCACAGTCACCAGCCCTAAATTCAACCGTTTGATAGTCGGTACAACCGGCACCGTGGTTGAAATTGTCGAAACTGACGAATACCCTATTTATGTTCGTTTTGAGGCCATAACCGCCGTTGCACGAATGGGACGGGGTGAAATCAAATGATCAATTTCTATATCACTGTAAATTTTCAAACGGTTCAGTATTGGATTGCTGGACCGTTCAAATCTGTTGATCAGGCTGAAAATTGGTTGACTTTAAATTCCTTCGATTTCCAGGAATGCCCTAAAGGTTTTCAAACTTCTTTAAATTATAATTATCCTGTAAAATTACAGCGAATTAAAAAATCAAGCGTAAATTATAAATCATGGCTAGGTTTTAAAATTACACAAATTAGCGAATGCAATTTATAATTCGCCACAACCGCAAGCTGTAAGGTTAGGACGTATATCTATACCCTGACCGTTGTGTATTGTTAGTATTACAAGTATTATATAATACACATTAATACTCTATGTGTTATTTATGGTTTATATAATACTTTTAATACTAACAATACTATACTTCTGGACTAGCGAATATGAATTGGCACTGCATCGGGGACGTTTTACGGTCTATAAATTACTTAAAATTACTTAAAATTACTTAAAATTACTTAAAATTACTTAAAATTACTTAAAATTACTTAAAATTAC